AGCAACATCTGGTGGTGGTCCTGCTGGCTGACCTGCTTGTTGTGGTGGCGCAGGTGGAGCACCCTGTTGCATTCCTTCAGGAGCTTCAGGTTGTTCAGGCATTCCTGGAGCTTCCTCTACTTCGCCTTCTTCTTTCTTAAAAATTTCCATAACGGCATCTTCAATGGAAGTGCCCTTCTTCTTCATGTCAATTACCGTAGCAATCTTTTCAATGATCTCTGAAGGATCTGCTCCTTGAGCAGCCATCTGTGGAATAGCTTGAGTTAATGCTCCAATAGAACCAGAAAGAGCATCTCGCATTCGTTCAATGTCAATGCGATCTTTTTCAAGACCAACATTCATGCTCCAGGGTAGCTCGCTCATTACAAACTCACGAGATAACAATCCAGCTTGCAACGCCTGTAGCGAGAAGATAAGTGCACGTGATGGGTCAAGTCCAGCCATAACGCCATAGCGAACCTGAATGCTGTAGTCGCTCTTAATGTCTTTAGATGGCTTGTAACTAATTTCGTATGGCGCACCTTGATAAATGCCAGCCATTCTTTTATCTTCGTCAAATAAAGTCTGATCAATGTGGAAACAAAGTTCCATAACCTTTTGGAATGTCTCAGCAAGAATCTGCTGACCAGCCTTTATCTGCGAATCAAAGCCACCAAGAAGTGCTTGAACTCCAGAACCTGTAATAATAGACGCATCAATGTTACCTGATCTTCCTTCTGGGTAACGAGCACCCATACGCATTTCTTGTTCAAGAAGTTGTTGTTCGGTAAATGCACCAGTAGGCAACTCAAGGGCTACGCGACGTACACCAGCAGGATTGTTTGTGCGGATAACTGAGTCAGGACCAAATGCAAATTCAGATACGTCATTAGGTAAAACCAATGGAGCTTGTACAGATTTTTCTGCAGCTTCCATAGCCAACATGCTAAAACGAGCACGAGCAATCTGTGCCCAAAGTACGTCATCAAATTGACCGCGTGGGTCATCTAGGTCAAGTCCTGGACGACGAGCAACAATAACAGAAAGCATTCCAATTGGATTCTTAGCTTTGCGAAGAACCAAGTTACCACGCTGAGGTAAGAACAGAACTACCTGATCAGCATCTTCATAACGCATTAGTTCCATATTGGTGTCATAGTCAGTCATGTCACGACCAAGACTTCCAACAATTACGCTTTCGTATTCAGGAAAGTCAACAACTAATTCACGAATAGTCTTAATGTACTTCTTGGTAAAGGATACGCAGCGACCAAAACGATCAAACTCTGGGTAAGAACCCATTGGATTCTCAATGCGGATGTGTGGCATCTTGGCATCAAAGTTGGCATCAACAAAGATTGGCAAGAAACCATAGGTCAAGTACCAGTCAGCACCCGTATACATCTGAGTCTGAAGGCTAGAAAATTCAACGTAGTTGTTAGCAATAATGGTTCGCTTGTCAGAGAACTTCTTTGCCTTGTCAGAGTTGATACTTGGAGTTGAGCAGTTAAACGAGGGAAGGGGAGCAAGAACTTCAGCAATGTCACGGGCAGCAACATCAACAAAGTTGGCAATCATAGGGCGAGACATTCCCTCTGGGAACATATCTGGATACACGGACTCCATGTTGCCACGGCGAACAGCAGTGATATCTGCCATTCTGTAGTCACGCTCAGAGTATCTGCGTGTTAGAGCTAATACCTTATTGGTAACTTGCTCGGTTGATAATGCCATTTAATTTCCTAGTATAAACCTGACAATGTTTCCATTGCCATCTCATCAAGGTTTACTACACCTTGCATAGCGACGTTTCTTCTTGTTGCCCACTTGTTATTAGCGTGTGCCGTTCTGAAGTTACTTTGTTGAATTAATTCTTTTGCTCTAATCTCGCAGAACCACAGTGCCATAACGCAGTCAGTCGGTCCCTTAGTGTCAGCTTTCCAGGTAATTAACTGGTTAACCAAAGCCTTAACATGCTCATTAGAGTTATCGGGAAGCTCAATAAGGTTGTCCCTGTTGAACTTTCCATCACGCATACTACCGAATAGGGATGACATTGCAGCTACACCAAAGTTAACATCCCACTTATTTTTGCTGGTGAAGTGCTCTCGTAGTGCAGTACCACGGCTGGCAAGCCACATTCGCAAGTCATTGTCAAGCGAGAAGGCTTTCTGATAAGCGTTGATTTCAATGCGTAGCTCTTGTGGGTTGTATATCTCCACCCATTCCTTGATTAAGCTATCAATCTTCTGTGGCGTAGATTCAGCCATATTGTGCACATCAAGAACGTACCGCTTGTTGGTCTCTCGGTTGATTGCATAAGCAACCATAGCAGTCTTGCCTGACATAGCAGGATCAAGTCCCATAATAACAAACCAAGAACCGTCAGGTTTAGGGTGACCAGGCGCGTTAAAGTTAAGTTTCCCTACTTTACGCATTCGGTTGATTGAACCGTTAACAATGGGAAGGGGGAAGATAGCATCTTCTTCGACATCTTGCTGTTGATAAACAAGTGCCCACGTGGAGGGGCTAACCTCACTACGACGCTCAAACAGTCGCCTACCATCCCACTTTACAAAGTGCCCGTTTTCATCGGGTGTAAGCAATTCTGGATCATCAAACTCGTCAGCCCCATCCAGCGGTCTATCAGACCTAGCCCAGAGTGTCTTCCACTTCTCAGGCTTATCGTCAAACTCAAGTACAGCTGGCATGGCTAGGTAAGTGAAGGGCGACTTACCGCCAGTCCAGTGCTCAGGATTTCTAATTTCTTTATATAGATCTATTGAGGAAACTCTAGTCCCAGCAATCAGCAGCGTCCCAGTCGAACCCACACGGGTAACGACCATCTTCTGCAACCAGTTGAGTTGCTTCTCCCATTCGTGCGCGTTTGTCGTTGAGACAATATCGTCCATGATGATTAGATCCGCACGAGTACCGTAGATCTGTTGTCCAATGCCAAGAGCTTGAACCGTCGGGTCCTTCTCCCCTGACTCTCTTTCGAGATAAATTCTGTCTGCAGTCCATTGGTCTGCCGTCTCCTTATAGCCCCCTGGAGGACCATAGACCTGTTGCATCTTAAGCCACGGCTCTTCAGTCATGCGCTGCTTTAGGGAGTACAAGAACTCCTTGGCGCGGGTCTGGGTCTGGGAAATGATAACAATGCGGATATTGGGGTTAAGGGCAATTTTGTACATTGCGTAGTTAACCGTCATTGTGGTTGATTTGGCATGTTCGGGTGGCACGTTAAGCAATAGCCTACGGCGGTTACCCTGCTCAAATATCATCGAAGGGTGTTGCCACGTCGGGTCGTGACCCTCAAGAACGTCAATCCAGTTTTGCTGATGAGGGAATACCTCGGTGTTCAAGAACTCTCTGGAGAACGTGGCAAAATCTATTTTATGTTTATTCTCACCTAGTGAGGCAGCAATGGCATCGGATCCAAAGTTGATGGCTTCCTCGACCTGCGCCGCGAATTCCCCATCTAGGAGCCAAGATCTAAGAGAGGTCCGCTTCTTTCCCACAGCAGCAAGGGCGGAATCCATATCTATGCCCTGCTTGAGAAACGAAATAAACTTTCTCTGATCTTCAATTTGCCGAAGTCTGGTATGATGTTGATCTCCAGCTTTAGCAGCCATAATAAACCTAATTATCCTAATAGTACTATTAGTATTAATAATAGTAATAGTAAGCAACCCCTCGAAAGGGGGTTGCAATTAACATGCAAGCCATAAGGCAAGCTTGCTAATATTATAACCTACACTATTACTAACCCTGTTACAGAACACTTGTAACGCTCTGTTATCAGATTGTTACCTAAATCACATAGATTGTTATAAACAAAACAAATAGATAATACTACGGGCAAACAACTAACTATAAATTATTACTGACTCTACAGTATTACTTCCGCTGTCGCTTAATAACCGTGGGTCAAGTTGTATCGTTCTTTTCTCGCTACATTTCGTTCAGAAGCATAGCTTCTTCACTACATTCCGCTCGCGCTAGACCCCCCTAGGGGGTGGTAGAGACTACGGAATCTAGTACTAGACAACTATGGTTTAGTTTAAATACAAGGTCTGACTAAAGCCAGACTAGCTGACAGACAAGCTGACAGCCAAAGACCTCGACTGTTCTTACTGTTGACTGTCTAATCCAATCAAAACTAGGGGGCTAAGTTATGTTTCATAAAGGGATGTAATTTTTATTTAGTCTTTTGAAAGGAGACTATCGTGTTACAAACTATTAATGGTTTCGACCTTCTTCTAGTCCTTGTCATCATAGGTCTGGCATACCGCGCCTTCAACCTCAATCGTGAGTGTGAGTCATACGTGCGCCAGATCGTAGAAGTATCTCAACAGAACTGGGAACTATCCCAGCAAGTACGCCAGCTTAACCTTGACGTAGAGCGTTGGGAACCACCATTCTAGGTTCTTTAGTGACGATCACCCTGCTCCGCGGGTGTGATCGTTGCTATGGATTCTTGATGAGTCCTCAGTCACAGAACAGGAGAATACAATGACTGATTTAACAACGTACGGAGATGATGAGAAACTCTCAAGCATCTTAGATGTACTCAAGCAAGCAGGTCTATTTGACCGTATTGTCGCAGTCAAGTCGCTAGTAGATGACGATGACTTAGACACAGAAGATGAAGACTGGGTAGATGTCCAGACCAAGTACGGTCACGACACTACAGACTATGTCTTTGGTGATCGCTCAGAGTCACGAGCAGGCACTATCTCAATCGAGTCAGAGCCTGTATCAGGACACGACTGGGTCTCCCCAGTTACCAGCACAGGCAAGAAGATCTACGTTATGTCAGGTAGTCGCGCACTATGTGGACTCAAGGAAGCAGACTGCTTCGATCCTACCTGCAGGCACGTACCAGTCCTAGAAGAACAGGACGAGGAACGCTATGAGTTCAAACAAGACTGGAACTCAATGGCTGACAGACCCACAGAGAACTTCTTTATGGGGTTGCCAGGTCTTCGCTACATAGAGAGTGACCAGCAATACTTCACTCGTCTAAACACGGTGTGTACTGAATGCAATCTATACACACCATCACGACTAGAACTATGTCAGAACTGCGACAGAGTTTTAGTATCCAAATAACAAACAGGCTAACGCCCCTGCTTCGCGGGGGGCGTCAGCCACTTAACAGAAATAAGGAGCAAGATGAACAACGAACTAACAGTGACAGGTAAGTTGAAGAACATCAAGGAGTTCGATCAGTACGGCTTGATGATCGTGGGTCAGTTGACTCAAAAGGTTGGTAACGAACGAGCAAAGTTCACAATTCCAGTAGCCTGCTTCGATGAAAGTGTAGCAGGAATACTACGTGGATTGCGTGAGATGCAAGACGGTAACGGCTTCACACCAGTAGTGAATATCGTAGGTGAATTAGACACCAAGTTCGATGTTCGTCAGGGTGTTGAGTTAAGTGACCGTAAACCACCGCTTACCCGTGTACTTATCAAGTCCGTAGAACTAGCAGAAGTCTAGTTCAACCGAGAGAGGACTGGGGCATTCGCCCTAGTCCTCTCTCTCTTTCTAAAGGAGTAGATTCCAAGGTGTTTACTAAGTTTGTAGACAACAATGCTACTACTAAGTGCAGTCATATCTATAGTCCAGAGTGTAATAGCTGTGGAGAAGACAACACTTACAGATGGATAGTCTGTGCAAGATACAAAAAAGATTGTCCTGATTTTGCATGTATTAAATGTGGAGAAATAGAAATAACAAACGAGAGGAACAGCAAGTGAGTACAACAAAAGAGATAGACCTAGGTGCAATTACCGCAGAACATCTAGCAATTGTTCAAGATGTATACAAACTAATGGCATTCTTGCTAGATGCTGATGCTAAGTATGATCAGTTGACAACAGAAGAACTTGAGCTAATCCATATTGCAACTAGCAATATCAAAGTACGTGATGGTGTACTAAAATACTTTAGTGATGCACCATTCAATGTACGAGTAGACATTATGAAATCATTTACAACTATTAGCCAAACAATGGTTGACAATGAATCAATTGGAGCAGAGACAATTGGATACACATCAATGGTATTAGCTGCATTGTTGCTATGCCATGCAGGTATGTTAGCAGACTTTGATGAAGATCGTGATGTTGATTATGAATTAAAGTTAGTAGATGATTTGTTGCATGAAGCAGAGATCTTAGGCTGCACTGCTAGTTTACTGACACTACTAAAGATGGCACGTAATCACAACGTTCCACCACGTAT